TAATTTATATCTTCTGGCACGATATTGATGTTGATGTTGATATTCATGAACCAACGCCTCGACCAGCTCAAGCACGAATTCCTCGGCGAATTCCGTTTCTACCTCGAATGGTGCGTTTTTTGATCTTTTTAAAATTAATTCCATCACTATTTGTTTTTTATTTGCCTGATCAAGATCTGGATCGTACTCAGCCGCGATGGTGAAATTCCCAAATGCTAGGTCAGAAGTTTCACCATCGTTGAGTCTTAAACGTATAGGATGACTTCTCGTCAGCCAAGATTTTAACTTGTTGGTGAATTTTTTAGGGGTGATGGATGTTCCTACCAGTGGGTCAATCCAGTATAGCAAATCTCTGTATTCTTCAACTGGATCAAGATACATGTTAACTTCCGCCTAGGAGTTTTTGTGCGTTATTAGAATTAAGACTGTTGTCTTGTCCAGGATCACTCGGAAGTCCCTCAAAAGGATTATATTGTGGTGGACTTATGCCATTGGCTGACATCAGTGCATTATTTTTCGCTTCAACCATTGATGCTTTTATGCTCTCACTGAATGCAGTGGAGTTGCCACCAAACGTGCCAACGCCTGGTATGGTTACTGGCCCAGTTGGTAACATATTTCTTAGGATTTCAGAACCGGCACCATTTGTTTCTGTTCCGATGCTGTGTAAACTTGTAGCCGCTCTCATGTGAGCGCCTAATGTTAGAGTTGCAGGAGTAGCGTCGAGATCAATATCTGCCGTGGCAAACAATGCCTCTGATCTATCTAACATGGCATTTAGATCAGCAATATTTTCTGCCGTGGCACCTTGCTCTACGATAGCATCAATCTCTGGGCAACCTGATACAGGACCAACAAAGTCAACCATGGCAGGTAATCCTAGTGCACCAGAACAGGTTTCTCCACCCGTCATCAATCCATCCAGAGTTGGTTGATGTTGTGACATCATACTGTTGAGGCTAGGAAATTGTGCGTCAAATTTGGGTATATCTGGCACCTCCATACCGCTCAACATACTGGAAGCCGCCGCTGGATTCTTAAAGTTTGCTCCAAGATCTTTAAACTTGCTACCTATGGAGGCAAAGTCTGTTCCGGGACTTAGTCCTGCGACCTGATCAGGAGACATGATTTTGTTTGTGTCTAGGAAATCATTGAGATTAGAAATTCCAGGATTTTTACTTAACTCAGCATTTAAGCCACCACCTCCTAGATAAGCATTCAAGGCCGCTTGATCTTGCTCCAGGGTCGTTCCTGGAACAAAAGTGGTTGGGGTTGCCCCTGCGCCAAATGTAGCCATTATCTTCCCCCGCTATTTAATTTTCCAAATGCGGCATCTAATCCACCGCCTTGCAAGAACTCATTGGCCTTGTCCATGTCATCCTGTGCACCTTGAGAACCCAGGCCGCCCGTGACATATGAATTAAGATCGCCGGAACTGACTTGTCCACTTCCTCCACCAAGGAAGGATTCAAATGGTGTTCCCTTGAGACCTTCCACTCCGGTGCCTTTTTGTCCTTTGGTTGATGCTGAACCGAATGATGTTGGATTCTCAGCACTATATCCGCTGATCTTTTTAGGTCCAACACCAAAGTTTTGTTGACTGTTTACTCCACCCCAAATATTAGGTGATACATTCATCTCTGGCTGTGGTGATGTTGGTGTGGGTGGAGGACCTCCACCTAACAGTCTACCCGCATTGTTTTCTGTTATAGATGTTGATCCAGTCACACTGGGCAATCCTGCGAAAGGATTCGCCACTTCTAATTGCTCACCCAAGGCCGCTATTTGTTTATCGTCTTTAATACCAGCAAAACTATTTCTAACCTGTTCCTGTACCGCAGGATCATTTAATCCCGTGCTCGGTATTCCATTCTTGGATAGGATGTCATTTAGACCAGTGGCATTGGCCATCTTATTGTCAGAAATCTGATTGTATAAGCCCTGTGGTGTGCCAAAGTTGGCCATGTCCGTGGTATTAAACAGTTTACCTGAGGAAGTGAACGCGGCACCAACCGAGTTTAAATCGCCAAGTTTTCCAGCTATGCCATTGGTGGTAAGGTCACTCATATTATTCATACCAGTGCCAAACTTTGATAGATCTTGATTTTTACAGAATTCAGTGACCTTGGTGAGCTCTATGCTGTCACCAATGTGTCCCCTGGCCGCATTAAAACGTTGCATGAACACAGTTGGTCCACCATCCATTATCTTATCACCGAGAGCTTCGAGTCTTGATGCGGCGACGTTGGCGCCACTAACGCCCGAACTGTTTAGTATACTGATTGCGGCTTCAACTTTCCAGTTTTTAGCAAGTCCCTCCCCTAGGCTAAATCCAGTCATGGCAGTGATAGTAGCGGGAGTTAGTCCGCCTTTGGGTAATCCGATAGCATTGTATTGGCCATCGGATACTACCGTCATCGACCTGGCGCTGGCTATTAGATCATCTGCCATTTTAGTTACCTTATGTTATAATCTTTCCTGCTGAAACAGTTTCTATACCTGTTGTTGTTTTAATGTAGTGTTTAACAATATCATCCACTGCTGGTGCTGTTAACATCACGTGTTGTTTGTGTAGCAACATGGTCTTTTCCAATTCCGCAGTAAACACACTTTGTATTAATCCAATGCCCTGTTGGCTAGGCATCACTGTTGTTGGTTTATAGATAGTATAATAATCTTCTGTATCTTCTACTATCTTTGCCACTATCTCGTCTCCATTGACAAGTTTGAAAGTCACTACGTCATCTCTTGCGTATTTTTGATTGTTAACCAGCATTAAGTTCATCCACCCTTTCATTAATTTCAGAAGCATTTAGATCCTTCATTTGCTTGAATCCTTCCCAAGCAACAGATTCACCTACATAAAATTGAGGTAATGGATAATGGTCTCTATCTCTTCCCTTGGATTCAATGAATGAAACTCCACTAACATCAGCCTCACAATCCACCACATCAAAATCAACACCTAATTGTGTTAATCTTGTTTTAGCCAATGACGATCTAATTCCTTTGTCTGAATATACTGTTAATTTTGCCATACTTAAACTCCTAATTTCTCTGTTAATTCTTCATCGGTTAATCTAACCAAGCCTTGATAACCACCTTCTACAAATAATTTACCATCTTTATATATTTGAGGTGCTGATCGATGCCCTTCACTGATTAACCATTCCCTTGCCTCAGGGTCTATATCTATATTTACTACTTTAAATTCAATGTCTTTTGTAGTCAGTAAATGCTTCGCTTTATCACAATATGGACAGTTATTCTTAGAGTACACTGTTAGCATGTTAAATTATCCTTATTATAGTATCGGTAAATCATCATAATCAACGCCTTCACTCATGACGCCAATCACGTAGTTCACTGATTCGTTTTCTTGCAAGGCCGTTTGTTTTTTGCTGGTATCTGAATGTTTATTAAACCACGGAATAGGAGTGGTTTTTGGGGCATCATCCCAATACTTGATTCCAATGTCTTTTAATGCTCCAACTGCTGTGTAGTCAACAAAGTCTTTAAGAATGTTGGCGTTGAGCCCAATAACAGGACCAAGTTTGAATAGATAATCCGCCCAGGATTTTTCTTCAGCAATGACATCTTTATACATGTCAATTACTTTTTGTTCACATCTTTCCTTGGCTTTGGCAAATCTGGGATCCTCTTTGACCACTTGATTGATCATCCAAGCAGTCCACTCTTTGTGTAGAAGTTCATCCTGTAGGATCAGGCTGATGATGTTGCCATTGCCAATGAATATCTTGTTTTCTACCATTGCTAGACTCGTAGCAAACGATACCATGAAACGGAAGGCTTCGAGGCCGTAGCTGGCGTTTAGAGCCAGCCACACAGCATCGATATGATCTTCTTCTGTGATCTTATGCCCTAGTTCCTTCTTACAATTAATCAAATGCAGGGCATCATAGTAGTCACCAATGTGACTAGCCATTTCAACGATCTCTTTGGTATCATGGATTGTGTTAAACACTTCCTTGGGCACGTTGTAGATGTTACGGATGATATGGCTGTATGAACGTGAATGTATGTTGGTTTCAAAGAATGTCCAGTTGTAAACTAACGCTTCTAGTTCAGGCAGACTGACCACTGGAGTGAACACCTGGCTAGGTGCACGACCTTGTAGGCTGTCCAATGCCGTCTGTCTCAGTAGATTACTAGTGAAGATGTGTTTGACCGTAGCACTGGATTCTTTGAAATCATTGGCGTCTTTGGTCAAACTAATTTCTTCTGGTATCCAGAAGAAACCGCGGGCAGTTTGTTCTAGTTTAACTAGTTTATTATATTTCACTTCTTCAAAACGTTGTATGGTCACAGGACCTGCTGGGTCCAAAAACATTTTTCGGTTAAGATAATTGGTGTCGTGTTTTAAATCGTATTGTGCCTTGCTCATAGTTTACAGCTTTCACAGTCCTCGTCTGATGTTATGGTTTCGTCTATCATTACTTCTGGTTGGCCAGCCTCTTCGTCTTGCACTTTAGCCCCTGCCTTGTTGATCAGGCTATAGTAAAACGTCTTAATACCCCAAGCGTGTGCCTGCATTAGATTTTTAGCAATCAATGTGGTTGGTACTTTACGATCAGGGAAGTGTGCGGGATTATAAAATGTATTGGTACTAATGCTTTGATCCACATAGGCCGCAAGTATGGCCGCAGTTTTCAGATAGTCAATACAGTCAGTTTGTTCCCACATCAATTGATATTTATTTTTTAAACGATTATATTCGGGCACTACCTGTATAAACGATCCAGCTTTTGATTCTTTCACCGTGATAAGACTCATTGGCATTTCAATACCATTGGTTGAATTAATAACCACACTTGAGCTTTCAACTGGTGCTATGGCCATTAAGGTAGCATTACGCACACCATGACTTCTCATGTCACTGCGTAGTTGTTCCCAATCTAATTCTCTGGTAGGTGTAAAATCAACTAATTTGTTAAGTGCTTTGCTTCTGCGTTCCCAAGGAAAAAATCCTTTACCATAGCGTGTGTATTCTGAATGTTTACAAGCACCACGTTCTTTAGCCAACTCAACAGTTGATTCAGTCAGATAGAATGCCTGATGTTCCATCCAAATCTTAACATCTTGCAAGGCTTCTGTTTCGCCATACTTATATCCACGTTTAGCGTGCCAGTAGGCCAAGTTAGTGACACCTATGCCCAATGGTGATATCTCATCATTGCTCAACTTGCTCTGTATGCTTAGGAAGTCCTGGTAATCTAGGATGTTACATAGTGAACGCTGTAGTATTCTGCAGGCACGACGCATGTCCTCTGGATTACGGAAAGCACCCCAATTGATGCTACCTAGTGTACACAGTGCGATACGTCCTTCCTCGTCATCTAAGCGTTTGAAAGGTTTGGTTGGTAGTAGGATCTCACAGCACAAGTTACTTTGATAAATGGTGTGATAATCTGGATCAAATGGACCTTGGTTCATCACGTTGTCAATGAACACAAGATAGATACGACCTGTGTCTGTTCGTTCTTTCAGGATGCCGGCTTTGAACACTTCTTCAGCACTCATGACTTTTTTCCGAAGTCCGCGTTGTTTTTCATATTTCACATACAGTTCTTCAAATAGTTCTGTATTTTTATAGAATGCTTCATACAAGTCAGGCACTTCATTGGGATCAAAGAACGTGATGTTTTCCTTGTTTTTAAATCTACGCCAGAACATGGCGTTAAGCACCACACCATAGTCCATATGACGTACTCTAGTTTCTTCTGTACCTTGATTGTTTTTCAATACGATCAAATCATCAAACTGGTGATGCCATATGGGATAGAACACGGTGGCTGATGCGTTACGGATTCCACCTTGGCTACATGATCTCAAATCCCCAAACCATTTTTTCAAGAATGGGATCATACCAGTGTG